TTCAGTTTTGGTATGTAAAGTTGAAGTAGTTCTTTATCTACAAAGTTACCATCCACTGTGTTAGCAGTGTTGTTAGGATTCCTATGGTAACCTGTATAATGTTGACCCCAACCAGGATCACCCTTCAAAAAGTAAGGGTCTCTATACTTACTCTTCAAATTTCTGACAGTACTATCCTTCAGGACAAACTGTTCTGTCCATAATATCATTCCTCTAATTTCATCTGTCTCTTGTCACTAATTTCCTTTTCAGTTACGTTACCAGGTTCTCTTATAAACCAACCAGTTGCAATGTACTTAGACTGTTCTCCTGTTAGAAATGCTCCACGATGCATGTGAGTATATGCTGCTGGCCAAAGAACTACAGTACCTTTCTTAGGATGAAATGTTCTCTTCTGATAATAGAAGTCAGTACCACCACCAGATTCAAGTGGAATATCATTTAGATATATCATCCATGTAAGAACCCTGTCACGATATAAGAAGTTACCATTTTCACAATGCCATACATGATACCCACCACCAGGATCAGTTCTTTGTAGCTTGACTGTCCATGATGATACTGGATCTGCATCAGACACCAATCCTTTATACTCTTTTACATACTGTTCAAATGCTAAACCAATAACCTTATTAACTTCTGCCGTCATAGTACAGTCACAGATCTCAAGATATAATTGATGATCCTTTCTACCCATTCCACCTTGAGGAAACTGTGATTGACCATCATTGAAATGATCTAACGTAAAATCATGACCATCTATAGATGTAACTTTATTTTGATCAGATCGTTCATTCTTAAAGTACTTCTTAGTATACCAGAATTCAAATAGATCTATAAGAGAATCACAAAATTCATTGGTAGCAAAATTATCTAGTACACCAATGTGATCATAAAATTGTATGCCTTCATACTTAGGTGTCTGCTGTTCCGTCATTTTGTTTCAGTGCTTGGTTGATATAAACCTGTGGTGGTATTCTACCACAGTATTCATCTAATTCCATAATTTGTTCAAGTGGAATGTCGATGGCTTCACGTTCCCAAAAATCTTTGAGAGCGTTGTTACTTCCTTTGTGAAATATATCTATATGTTCTTCATGTATAGCAGAACCCATGTCTAATCTATAGTTGAACAGTGGTGTTGAATAACTCTTACCACTATCAAGTATCAAGTCTTCCGAGACTGCTCTTGGTCTGATGTTTTGGTCGAGTTTCCATTGTCCTTTCCTCCTATGTAACCTGAGGCACTTAGTTGCATGATGACGAGTAATAAGATAACAAGCAGCAGAAAAGTCATTGATAAATCTATGATGTAGTTTTAAAGTTATACCATTAGGATTTATAATAGTCAACTGTAAACAATCAAAATTTATTGGAACACGCTTACGAACTTCCTTCCATGTAAATGGCCAATACTTTACTGTAGATAGATCTACATCATCTTCCATGATCATTATCTCATCAAGGTCTGTCTCCTCAACAAAATACTTCAAAGCATTTAGATGTGACATAACACATGCTATCTCACCTTTATTCATATTATGAGGAACAGATCCCTTTAGATATTCTTCGTACTCATCTCCATCAACACCAGAAATTCTATGGTGTTTATCTATACCCCAGTAGGAGAATTGCTCCTCCATATATTTCTTTCTCTCTGGAACCCTGTCAAGATTTATCCAGAGAACATTAGGGAACCCTTCTAACTTATAAAGAGATTTATTCCTGTCCGTCATCTGGAAGCTCACCATCAACAACCCCACGTACCTTTAGGTACTCAGGATTTTTATAATATTCAATGAAACCTTCCTTACTCTTAGTCCTTAGCTTCTCCCACAATGCTCTGTTAGATTCTATATGAGGATTGTTGAACCATGAGTTAGGTGTTCTCTTATGTTCTAAGTGGAAGATAGGTTCATTGATTCTTAGTACACCACCTATAGTATTGAATCTATTATATCTTTCATCATCTTCATAACCATATGATACAAACCCTTCATTCTCTGCACCATGCTTTAGATAATGTTTAGTATCAAAGAACTGAACGAATCCAAACTTGGCATCGTAAACTGTTCCTTTACCTTGGAAAGCATTGAAATTGAAATTTGAATTTATAAATCTAGTAATATCATTATCATCACATCTAAGTTGCCACTGGTAATCACCATACCCATATGGATAAACACATTTGATAGGTTCAGGTGCTGCATCTGGAGTTGCAGGGTTATCATATCCCTTTAGAATAACATTCTGTGCTTGAATATAAGTATTCATTGGGAGCATGACATCACAATCATATACTGACACAACAGGTGTCTTCACCAACATCAACATGTCATTGAGTAGTCTTGTTCTATGGAACACTACATCTTCAGACTGTTCAAAGATATGATGTATGTTGTGCATCTTGATTGGAGGTACACAATCATCAAGAATAGGAACAACCTGCTTCAAGAAGACAGACTCCATGTCATGCTCCTTGATTATTATCTGAGTATCAAAGTTACGTAACAGATATACTAATGTACATACAATGTTCCTCATCCTATCTCTACTTTCAATCCTCAATGGAATAATAAAAGTAGTTTTAGTAAGATCCCAAGAATTCAAAGGTTGAATCTGTAAATCTTCATACATTCCAAGATCAGGAATCTCTACTCCTTCTTGAACAATAGTGTTAGTCATTAATAACCTCCCAGTTGTCGCAATACAAATCTGCTGTGATATGGTTCTTGGTGTAACCCGTGCCAAACCATTTAGATGGAGCGACAATTTTTTTATTTGGATTTTCGCTTAGCCAAGATCCCCACCAAGAGAAAGAGGAGTTGGCAATGATAAAGTCAGTACACATAGACATCATACATAAATCTGCAAGGTTGTCACCACCTTCAGATATCAAGAAACGATCTTCTTGAAAAGTTTCCCCACACCACTTGGGATCATCGGAGAAAACAATAACAGACCGATCACTATCAAATCTAGAAAGAGCAGAGTCATAATAGTCCTTGGAACATGGTGGATGATTATCACAATTAGTTATGTAATCGCCACGTCTAACGTGTAATGCTATGGGATCTTCTACAGAAGATATCATATCATGACATGGTTTATGTATGTCATTTTTGAACTGGAAATCCTCACGAATTTCCTTCTCAATATGTTCAAACCATTTAGTACTTTGTAGATACCCATAGACATTATGTCCGTCAGGCATATTATCAAAGAGTTTCTTATCAAAGTGAAAGGTTTGTTCTTGAACATACGGGCCAGGTATTTCTTGGATGTTTGTCAACCCAACTAACTTGAATGCTTCAAAGAGTTGATGGTCATTCCATTCATCTTTGAAATCACTAGGTGGAATTGCAAAATCAAAGCCACGATGTGCAGCGATACCACGAAGTCCAGCATACTGGAACATCTGGTTCCCTAGTCTACCATGTCTCCCTAAATGATTGAAGCCTATTGTCATGATTTGTGTTTATTTTTCAAGTATTCAACCTCTTTAGGTAAGAGATCTTCATGTTGTCTCTGTGTTTGATTAGGATGTTCTCTGTTAGAGATATGAAAGTCCTTCAATACAGCAGGTTTACCATGATCCTTATAGAGTCTATAGAACATATCACAATCCATAAGCATGGTAAGATCTTCATCAAAATACTCACCAATACCATTACGAATAGCAAGTATAGAAGGAGAACTTAATGTATTTACACCTTCTAATAACCTATCATTCCAGACAGGTACCTTAGGATTATAATGTGTCCGTCCATTATCTAATGTATGAGCAAACCCAGTGACTGCCCAACTAACTTCATCATTACTAAATGCTTTTTGTAATTCTGAATTTAATGTTCTAGTAAGAATAAAGTCATCAGAAAATAATACCTTTAGGATATCCCCGTCTGCGTTGCGTAATGCATGATTACTATTAGCAGAAATGTTGCCCAAGCTATTTGTATTCTTAACATAATTGATTTCAAAAACATCTGCATACTCCTGACATACTTTTAGTACCTTATCAGATTTACTATGATCTGATATCCAAACGTTAAAATTCTTATCATCTTGTTGTTCTAATGCATGAAAAATATCAAACAAATACTGTTGACATCTCATGTTACCATCATGAGTAGGGATACAATAACTTACTTTCATTTGACTACCTCACTTATCTTCTTAGTCAATCTAGGAACAACATCATTACTACTATGGAAAAGTTTAGCAGTCTCATAGTTTTCCTCTACAGCTTTCCTCCTACGTTCATACTGATCAGCATCAAGATGTTTCAATATCAATTCTAAATTATGAATATCTTCAAACTGAATAACACCATCCATATTGAACCAGTCACCTAGGTTAGGACATCCATAGTACACTGGAATAGTTTTAGATGCAAAGCAATCAATAACCTTTTCAGTAAAATAATTTATCTGACTAGAATTTTCTACAGCAATATGAAACTTTGCAGTCTCAAAGAAATCATTCCTTCTTTGATGAAAGGGTGGAGATATATGACTATAGTATTGTAATCCATTAGAAACATCAACACCTTTCAATAGATCATATATTTCCAACCTCATTTTATGACCAACAGTTTGGTTCTTATTACTGGTGACAAAAGTAACATTGTTACCTTTCATTAGTTTTAGATCAGTAAAATCTAACCAACTAGATCCCCACTCAAATAATTCTGCTTGTGGATAATGTTCTAATATCTTTTGAGTAAATGTATAGATCTTATCAAACTTCATTGCACCCCGAAGAGCACCCTCTGTAACTGTAGGTAAAATAGAATATGGTTCTGCTAAAAATAATATCTTATAGTCTGCTTCTTCGTTGCAAGCTAAGTTATCAATAGAAATACTGACTTGCTTATCATATTGTTGAGGATCATCAACCCAAGGGTTCCACCATAGGGGATAATAATGTGCTGTCTTCATCGTATACTTTGAAAATGATAATGAAAACCAAAGGTCTCAATGCCTTCGTGTTCTGGACACTCTACTTCTTTACTGAAACGAGCCGCCACACTGACGGGAGCATACACACATCCCTGTTCCTCGAAGATGTGTCTGTTGTGGCAGCATATGTTCCCGTCTTCATTATATAGTCCAGCATCCATATGCTTGTAAAAATTTCCTACATTTACTTCCCAAGGGACTGTGACTTTACTGGGTACGTCGAGGAGTTTCTTACTCCTAAGAGAGAATCCTCCGTTCCCGACACGTTGATTCTTGCCCCAAGGATCGAGATATGCCTTGGGATCATCTCTCCATGGTGCACCGATATAGTCGTATTCAAGCCAAGTATTGTCCCACAACCAAGGGCGAATAACATAACCATCAGGGTGGATGAGGAGGGAGTGAGAAGTTTCAACATGGTTTCTTAGATTGTAGATACAATAAAAATTAAAGTCATTGATACTTTGAATAGGATATACTTCTTCATAATCTACATTGGGATTCAAACCTTTAGGTCTTCCCTTACTACTAAGAAACTTAGCAGCACCCCATTGTATATCTTCACAGGATTTATTGACAGCATGAACAGCATCTGGAATATCCAGATCAGCAAGCATCAACAATGTAACGTCAGGAATTTTTTGCAAAGCGAATTGCCCTATTCATTACTGAATATAAGTCTAGCAGATTATCGTCTAAATTTCTAGCCCTTATAAACAAATCATCATGACCTGCTAATAACGTCTTGTTTATCTTACCATAATCATCAACCCATAGTATAGGATAATCTTTATAAACCTCTTCTAAGTATGGATTCCTCTTCATAATAGGTACTCTCTTTAGACATAGTACCTCCCAATTTCTATGGCAATCCACAGCATTACCTTCAGGACATATCATAAACTTATGTTCCTTTATCTGATTGACATACTCAATATAAGATACACGTTCACTCACCGTAGCATATGATTTACCACTAAACAGTTCTCTTATGTTTCCACGTTCACTTAGATTAGTATGTTCTGAATGATTGATATACAATAACTTCTTAGGTTTAGAATCCTCTTGCATAGCGATATGAAGTTGCTTCTGTCTTACATCACCTTTATATAATACTCTCTGTACACCATAAGGAAATGGATATAGTTTGCCACTATACCCTACAGCATTTGCTGCGAAGATTGCTCTAACATTATCTGGTATTTTTATATCATCTGTAATAGGTGTGTCCTCATTACTACAAAATATTATAAACTTAGTATCAGGTAATGACTTACATAACTTGAGTAGATTATCTCTCTTCATCATATTATCAACTCTCATCTGATCATCATAGTTATTACATGTTATAGGTCTTTTATATAAACGTATATTATCAATGAATAGGGTCATCCATTCACGACCCTTTACCATACTCATAAAATTTTTGTTCTTATTATTTGCATCTTCCATGAAGGCATCGGGTACACCACCTAAACACCCTGCCTGATCTCCGAAATCATAATCACAATGATTTGCTATCGCTGGTCCACTAAGCAGTTTCATAAGGCTTGATGAACTTTTTCATTTTCCTATTCTTCTGACTTCTAATATACTGGGGGAATGTCTCATCAATAGGAACTACAATAGGTTTATAGAGATAGTCTCTACCATAAGGATCTAAGTTATTCTCAATACGATCTTCCATACTAGATCTAAACTCGTCTTTATTATTCTCCTGATGTTCATAGGCATCCATCTTCTGTCTTACTGTATCAGCATTACCAAAGAAACTCCAATGCCATGATGCATTCTCTATCTTCCATGCATTCTTATGTGACTGACGTAACTTATCTACACTCATACTCTTCAGTGTCTTGAAGTTACAGACTCTTGTACCCATCCACTGCTCTTCACATTGTACGTTGAGGAAGTAGTAATATAAAGGACCAGTTAGTACATAATGATTGTCTGGATTGAACCACTTCTTATGAATCTTTATACATTCTGGATTAGCAATTTCATCTGCATCGCTAGTCAGAATAAGATCCTCATCTTTAGCATGATCAAGTAGTCCATATATTGCTGAGTCCTTATGGAAACATGCTCTCTGATAATGTAATGGTAAATCTTTTATGTTCTCTTCTATCATACTACGATGATAAGGTACACCCTCATAGTATGCTTCGTAAGTCTGGTTATCATCTTCAGTTAGATGATATATTATTTTATCTTCCCACTTCTTGAAACGCTTTCTATTCTCTGCAAAGTAAAGTGGTTTCTTCTTACCTGTGAAAGTAATGTTTGCTTCGTTAATAACAAAATGATCTACCACATCACCTAGGATATTCATCCTCAGTTCAAGAAGATCAAGCTCATTATAAAAAGTGAATACGTCAAAAATTTTCATGGTTTGTAATTAATATTGAGAGTAAATCTTACGTTCTTTGATGGTGATGAACTGGAATGATATTGCATTCCCTCAAAGACTATAATCTTTCCTCGTTCAGGTGTTTCTCTATGTATAATGTTTTGTTCATTGTCAAAGAAAAACGTGTCACCATCAGCATCATTGGGATAATATAATGCAACAATAGATGGTCTTATAGGTTGATCTATATGTGAATTGTGAGGTACCCCAAATACATCTGGTCTGGGATATTGTAATGTCATATGTGCCCTCAACATTTGATTGTCAGGCATTTCAATTACCTTACCAATATCATTCCAAGGAAACTTACGAAAATTCTCAGACTGTTCACCTTGCTCATTCAATAAAGTATGACTGAAGTAAGGATGGAGATCCTTCCTTAGAGGATGTTTATTGTTACCATAAGCACAGTCTTCAAAGAAATAGTAAGGAAGTTTGTGACATATCTTTTCTATTAGTTTCTGATGAGTAATCTTTAGTTTATATCTTGTAATCAATTATCATCCTCCTTTGCTCATCACTATTTTTCCACTCACCAGGTCGAATCCAATTAGGTAGTTCCATTAGGTTTACTTTAACATCGGTTCCAACCAACATATTATAATTCAAGTGCTCTGTTATTGCAAGATCAGAGCAGTAAAAGTTTTCTATCTTATGACTACACAATGCAGCAGCAACTGCAAAGGTTCCTACTCCTGAGTTAGCTAGATGCTTTGCTGCTAATAACGTAGCAAAATCTTCTGCTACACTTAGAGACTGAACAGTGACCTTAGGATGTCTCTTAAGTTCTTGAACCACTGGATTATGGGAGTCAGGTTCCGTGACCACAATCGCCTTATTGAACCCCTCAAGTAATGTGGTATAAAAATACAAAGGATTAGGAGCATATTGACTAGGGTTAGATACCCCTTTGTCAAAGACATCTCCACTCCTAATATGAATAACGAGAGTGTCGTCAGCCACAACCACTCTTGGAACTCTGAGCTGTGGAAAGATGTAATCTTTGCAAGTCTTTCGCATTGATCGGTATATGAAGTCCGATGGTATATCGACCTCCTGATATGGTCCTTCCCAATAGAAGAATTTTGATTCACTTTCATCATATCTTTCTCCATTAAGATAATAGAATTTTTTTATAATATCATGATCAATACTTTCAAAGTTAGTTTCAAACTTATAAGCTGCCATAACTCCAACAGCACACTGTTGGATATTATTACCCAACCTACCATACCAATGAGATATCTTCATACAAAGATACTCCGTGCCTCCTTATTAGAACACTCAAATGGTTTCCAAATATTTTCATTTACCACACGAGGATCAACCCACCAATCTTCAAACGGTGCTCCTCCATTACAAACATTAGAACATACTAATTGATAACCTTTATCCTTCAAAAATATACGAGAGTGATCCATGATAGTAGGACCATCTTTATATGCATCATGTTCAAATGTAATAACAGATGCAGGGTAATCTTCTAAAGGATACTTCTTTAGAATTTCAAAGGTAACATTGGGTGGTTCACAATCTAATGAAAGATAGTCAACTCTATTCTTCCATCCCTCACCTTCTATTGCTTTCAAATAATCAAAGTACCTACCATCTGATTCATAACAATGGTTCTGTCTTGCCATATCACCATTGAATAATTCGCACATAGACTTCTCAATCTCTACTGAGTAACCTCGCCACTCGAATGTACTCTCAAGTAGAAAAGTATTACTCATTGATTGAGGATGATTAGCACCAACCTCTACATACTTACCTTTCTTCTTACCCTTCAACATAGACAAGGCAAACATGTCTTGATATGCTTGTGAGTAATTACGAAATACTTTTGTGTGTCCACTGAAAGGATGCTTTAGGGTATCCTTTTCATAATCATAAGTTGTGTTCATTTGTTGCAGTTACCATAGGCGAGATACTTTTTACCTGTGATATCTTTATCAGCTTCAACAGGGAACATTTCTTTAGCGATCTGTCCCATGATCCAATTATAAGTCTTTTTTATTCCTTCTTCAAGTGTCTGTTCATAATCCCAACCAAGTTTCTCACGAATGAGATCATTGTTAGAATTTCTACCACGAACACCAGTGTGAGGAACATCAAGATATTTCTTTACAATGTCTTTCTTAGCAACTCTTGCAGCAGTATCTACAAGTTCATCAACAGTAACCATTTCTTCTGAACCAATGTTGATAGGTCCTAAGAAGTCTGATTCCATTAGTCTTCTTGTTGCTTCAATACATTCATCAATGTAAAGGAATGATCTAGTATGTTTACCATCACCCCATACTTCTACTTCGCCATTGGATTGGTCGGCATAGGCAACCTTTCTACAGATTGCTGCTGGAGCTTTTTCTCGTCCTCCATGCCAGGTTCCTTCTGGTCCGAAGATGTTATGGTAACGAGCGATCCTAACATCAATGTTATAATTACGATTATAAGTGAGATATAACCTCTCGGAGAATAATTTTTCCCATCCGTACTCGGAGTCTGGTTGGGCTGGATAGGCTGATGATTCACGGCAGTCGGGGTTGTTTGGATCAAGTTGATTGTACTCTGGGTACATACATGCAGATGAACTGTAGAAAATTTTTGTCTTACCAACGTTATCTGGTACGGGAACCAGAAGACGTGGATAACTAGCATTCATCTTAAGTTGTTCACGTAATAGGTTTATATTAATACTCACTGAGTTGTGCATTATTTCGGCATCATTTTCACCTGTGAAAATAAACCCTGCACCACCCATGTCAGCAGCGAACTGATAGATCTCATCAAAAGGAGTTTCATATTGAAACGGAACACTAGCATAAAAATTTCCTTGCTCTCCTCTAAAAGCAATTACTCTTTTCATGAAGTCTGCTTCAGCTAGATCACCTGTAAGAAACTCATCTGCTTCTGTCTCTGAAAAATCAGGATGCTTTAAATCAACACCTCTGACCCAGTAACCTTCAGACTTAAGTCTCTTTACCATATGAGAACCGATGAATCCACCTGCTCCTAAAACTAATGCAGTCTTTTTGCTCATTTAATTTCCTTTATGTAAGATTGAACAACCTCATCTATGTAGTCTAGCATAGGCATCGTTATTACGGGAGATGTTCCTACAAAGAATACGTTATCTAACACCTTTGAGGCTTCAGGATAGTTAGAAGCTGGTTCTATATGTTTGTATGCAGGGTGCATCAAAATATTACCAGCAAAATAGTTTCTAGTTTGTATACCTTTTGACTCTAGGTATTTTACGAGGTGGTGTTTACCGTCCTCATAGATAATAGGACACCCAAACCATGAGGTCTCAGCATGTTCTTTCTCTTCGATAACCCTGCAACCAGGAATCTGAGAGAAGATTTGAGTCATCGCACTTTTGTTGAGACGACGGACGTGATGTATCTCAGTTTGCTTAGTCAGTTGCACCAACCCAATCGCCCCCTGCAAATCGGCAGGCTTGAGATTGTATCCTTGGACTCCAAAGACATACTTATGATCGACATCCTTATCATACCCCTCCAACCAACGGTCAAATCTAGTTCCACAAACACCGTTGGGCAATTTATTTTGGGCTCCTACACAGTAGCAACCACGACCCCACCAGGCGTAAGATCTAGCGATCTGAACCACCTCTTCGATGTCAGAGGAGACCATTCCTCCTTCGATAGTAGTAATATGATGAGCTGGATAAAAAGAACAAGACGATGCGACGGCACGTTTGGTAAGAAGATCACCTCTCCACTTGCTACCGAGGGAGTCACAGTTGTCAGCAATATACTTCAACCCATGCCTATCAATAATGTCGAGGAACTTATCAAAGTCATAGGGATTTCCAAGGACGGGTGAACTAAATGCTGCAACAGTTCTATCTGTTATCTTTGATTCTAATTGATCAAGGTTCCAATTCAAATCATTATAATCTATATCAACAAAGACTGGCTTCAATCCATTCTGAATAATAGGATTGATAGTAGTAGGAAAACCACAAGCACATACTAATATCTCATCACCATCTTTCCAATCAAAGTACTTCTTCAGTGCAGCAATCATCACTAGATTAGCAGATGATCCACTGTTTACCATGACAGAATAGTCATGCTCAAATCTCTTACCAAATCCACGTTCAAACTTATTTACATTCTCACCAGCAGGTAACCACTTACCAGTAAGTAATGCTGCCATAGCAGCTATCGGTTCTTGATCATCCCAGTAAGGTCCAGAATATAATATCTGATCACCTGGTTTCCAATTTTTATTAGGTAAGAAAGGAAAGAGATCATACCCTTCCGATTCCAAAGCCATAATAAAAGAACCTATTTGATCCTTTATGCTGTACATAAGTCTCTGATAATGTATTCATTGTTTAGGAATTGTTGATGTCCCAACTCTTTTAGTTTAGTAACATCCATCCAGAAGTTTTGTGTCTGAACATTCTTATGGAAATCAGGTGGATCCATGTTCAAAAGTTCACCCTTTGATTCTGAGTATTGTTTTGCTAATAACATCAACTCAGAAACAGAAGTTGGTTTACCTGATCCTATATTATAGATCTCATTCCGTTGTCCTTTTTCAAGGATCATAAAGATAGCACGAGATACATCATCAACATGCATAACATCACGACAATGAGATCCGTTATCGTATAACTTCACATCCCGATCTGCTTTCAATTCATTTACCATCCACTGTATAGCATTCTTTTTACGGTTTGCTTTATGATCTCCAGGTCCCAAGACATTACATAGTCTAAGGATCCTATACTTCATCCCAGTGGTCTGTGCAAAAGACCTAATAAGATTTTCTGCACAGTACTTTGTGATTGAGTAGAACCCTTGTGGGTTGCATGGTGAAGTTTCTGATGCTGGTGTGTCTCCTTTTCCATAGACAAACCAACTGGAAATGAAGTTGAAGGTAATGTCTTCTGACCTACAATGGTCAAGAACCTCGCAAAGGACATGTAAATTAGTGTCAACGTCAAGTGTTATTTTATCATGGACATTGTAATTGTCCACAGTTGATATGAAATAAAGTATATCTTTATGTTTAGGATTACGTTCATCCCTACCTTGTACATCTACAAACTCATGGTACATCTTAGCGAAATGTCCACCGACAAATCCAGCTCCATACAATGAGATCATGTTAAACGGTCTAGGTACCATGTTACAGTTGCCCTCAATCCAAGATCAAAATCAGTGAATGGTTTCCACGTAGTCCACTGAGTCATCTTATTATAGTCCATACCGTATCTTTTATCAATACCTGGACGCTCATCGTTAATACCAATGAGTGTATATGGTTTCTTCATCAATGATAATATCATCTTAGTTACATCTATATTCCTCAGCTCACATCCACCACCTATATTGAAATGATTATTAATAATTCCCTGCCATTCTAGTTCCCAGATAGCAGCACAATGATCATAAACATATAACCAATCCCTTACTTGATGACCACCTTGATGCATATATGTTACCTTATCCTGTAATGCGTTACTTACAACCAATGGTATCAACTTCTCTACATGTTGATGAGGACCATAGTTATTAGAACAGTTAGTAATAAGGTAAGGTATACCGTAAGTGTTGTGCCATGTTTTGACAAAATAGTCGGACGCTGCTTTGCTTGCCGAGTAGGGATTTCTTGGGTCATAGGGAGTAGTCTCCTTAAATAATTCAACGTCATCATATTCGAGGGATCCATACACCTCATCAGTAGAAACATGATGAAACTTTTCAACCTCATGCTTTAGACTAGCATTAAGTAGGTTGATTGTGCCAACAACATTTGTTTCTAGAAACGGTCTGTAATTTTTTATAGATCTATCAACATGACTTTCAGCAGCAAAATGAAAAACCTTTTTTGGTTTATACTTATCAAAAATATAAGTGACATGATCCTCATTAGAGATATCACACCACTCAAAAATAAACTGCTTGTTCTTGGGAACATACTCCAAGTCAGCAGCATAAGATAGATTGTCTATAACAATAACTTGATCATCTATTTCAGTCTCATTCTTCAAGTAATGAAGAAAATTACTACCGATAAAACCAGCTCCACCTGTAACAATATAAGTCATTCTGTTCCGTACTCATTGAGGGAGGCATAAAGACTACGGGTTTGGACTCTACCATAATCATCTTCGAGTCTTATAATATCATCTTCTTTACATATACCACGTTGAACCTCAATGATAACAATACCATCAGGACCACCTGCTAAACGGTGACGTTGTTCTATACCAATAAAAAATGTATCACCCACTTTAGCAGGTGAATCAAGATTACCTTGGGTAATAGTACCACTACCTTCAACTACCACCCAGTCCTCAGTCCTGTGTTGATGATATTGTAGTGACAACCTTTGGTTAGGTGCAACATAAATTTTTTTCACTGCATAGGTCTCTGATCGACATATGCATTTGTACCATCCCCATGGACGATCTCTCTGAAAACTCACCTTAGTAACTCCGAATCAAGTAAATCATATTCTAAACTTTCTAATATGATGTTATAGTCCTTATCTTTATCATCATAGAAATAAACATCTTGGTCTTTGTAGAATTGGTAAACCTTTTGGTATAGATCTGGATGATCATACTCCAGATCAATTTTCTCTTCTACTGCATCGACTAAAGTTTTTGAATCAAGTTTGAATTTAGACAGGAATACACCTCGTGTCATGGTCTTCTTAGAGTACGTCGTTATTATAGAATACTCCACTTACCGTGTCAAGAAGTTTGAATAATCGTTATTAGTAATAACGTTTATGTTAATAGCAATACGATATTCATCACACTCTGTTGGCATTGGAGCGTGGTACATAGTGGCTGGAAATACTAATAGATCTCCTTCCTCTGGTGTATGTATAACCTTTTCACCGTCAACTAAAAACATTATATCACCACTACCTTCTGGCTTCTTAAGATAGTAAACAGTGGATATATCTCTCTGAATTTTCTCCTTCATATGATTGTGAAGGAAGGTAACACTCCTGTCTTTATTAGATACGTATGCCCATATTGCAGAAGCAAACTTCTCTGGTATATCTGCACGAGGATATAACCCCTTTACCTCATGGTAAACTCTATCAAATAATGGTTGAAAATATCTTATATTATTCGGAGCAATATCAAATACATATTTCCCAGACTTATATCTCTTGTGACTCCACTTATGTTGAGTAACAAGTTTATTGCAAATAGATTCATAATCATCAGTCCAATCAGTACCGATATGGATTGATTCAACGTACTTCAAAGTCAAGTTTACGTACCTTCCTTCTGCTACGGCTTTCTTGGAAAGCTATATCAGAATCACTGGGTTTATATTTGATAGGTTTAGATTTTACTTCTATCACCTTATTCATATCCATAGCACTGTATCCATCCTTAGTAATTCTTGCAGAATTAGGACAGCCACAAGTTCCATGATCTATTATCTTACCACATAGTAAACATTTAATTTTTATCTCATTCATGATAGTCTGGATTTATCTTAACTGAAAACATTTGAATTGACATTCTAAGTCCCAAATCTTCACCTGCTAATACAGGACTTACTGCATGATCCTCACCACAATCATTTATTACAAGAAGATTTCTCTTGGGGTTTAGACAATTTAATTCCCCAGTATATTTTTCCTTCCACATAAAGATTGCTCCCTTCTCAGGTGGCCAATCATTTAGATATAAGGTAGCACCATAACTATAATTATCATCATCATGCCAACCTATACCAGATCCAGGTAACCAGACATGGTAATTAATATTGGATGCTGGTGTTTCAAAATGCCTAGTTGTCTCATTCCTAATCTGATTGTAGTTATGTACATCAGGTTTATTAGATAGACAAGCAGTAAGACGATATGCTTGTTGAAGTGGTACTCCCCACTTCCACTTACTTATACCCCATACATCTTGCTTCTTTTTGCCTTGAATTTCTTCAATACATGCATCAATCAACTCATCAGAGATTGCATTTTCAATGATTCTCATTTGCTATAACTTCAAGATCTTTGTTAAAGATTTCTAGACCCTTATCAGTCAATACATGGTTGTACATTTTTTCAAAAACTGCTGGAGGCATAGTAACTATGTCTGCACCATTAGCAAATGATTGAGAAACGCTATTCACATAGCGGATTGATGCTGATAATATTTGGGTCTCATGTACTCTCTGTACTGTATATATGTGTTTGATATCTGTGATCAAATCCAATCCAGTAATAGAGTTATCATCCAATCTACCAACGAAAGGAGACACATACTTAGCACCTGCTTTAGCAGCAAGTATTGCTTGTGCAGCATCAAAGATCAAAGTAACATTAACATCGATATGATCTCTATGTAATTCCTTACATACCCATAGACCTTCAGGTGTGCATGGTACTTTGATAGTAGAGTGATGACCGAACTTAGCATATAACCTACGTCCTTCTTCTAGCATTTGTATAGCATTACCACCAACTTCCATGCTTATATCACCTAGACCTAAGTCTATTAGTTCCTGATAAACATCTTCAGGATCTCTTCCACTTTTACGGATTAGTGTAGGATTTGTTGTTACGCCATCAATAAGTCCAGTGGCAAAGTGCTTATTGATTATCTCGGTATCGGCTGTATCGAGAAAGATCTTCATTGGAGTGACTGAGTTTTCCATTATGTATGTAATTTTACTTAGTATTATATCTAAATACATGAAGCGTGTACAGTTTTGTATGAAGAAACTTTTATTTTTTGTTGCACTGCTGACATTTGGTGGTGGTGTGGCTCGTGCAGATATCACGCACAGAATGTCATCTAGTACTCAGCTTATGACGAATGCTGCAGCTACTCAGGTACAGAGAATTGGTAGTACTTATACTGCCTCAGGATCTGGTGTGACTATGGACGTTGGTGGTGGTAACTCTGCTGATGGTAACGTTGGTAGTATTGGTTCACTGTCATCAGGAGTAGGAGCTGGTTCTATCGCTACAGCCACACAGACAAGTGCTGGTGGTGCATATAGCTTTAGCCAATCATTTATTCAGGGTGATGTAATTGAAACTACTGCTCCAGCAGTAGGTGCAGTTAGTGATTACTCTATCCAGACATCAACAGCTGTTGGTAGTGGAACTGGTACAGGTACTGTAACATCAGGACATACAGCAACTGCTGTTGGTGGTGGTGCAGGTACTGTAACGACTGCACAATTTGTAACTGAGCTTACAATCAACTAAGTAAAATGAGAAGAGTCTTATTACTACTTCTCTTAGGAACTGGAACTGCAGCGAATGCAGTTCCCGTGGTCCCAAATTTTACCCAAGGCTCGATGACGAGCCATACGGAAACTACCAGTACCGTAACGGAAACCATTAATTCGATGGATTATGCTACAGGCTGGACGTATTCAGTTTCTGGTACAGGGGTAGAACTTGAATCAGGATCAACAAATGTAGCACCTGATGTGACTACAACACAAAACAATACCTTAGATGGTGTGACTACAACATGGACTGGATTAGATCTTTCAACACAAAACAAACCGAACTTCGTTCAATCAGTACCAGGAGCAGCGTTCCAATACACGGAACATTACAGCGGACCTGGGCTTCAGACTCACACAGTAATACAACGCACCCAAACAGTAACAAGCGTCACCGATACAACAAGTATATTTCAGCAATAATAGCGAGTCTTACTATAATACCTTCTGGATTACCAGTACTAGCACAAACAGACGTAGGTGGTGTTAGTGCGACAGCAAACCCGATTGCTAATTCTTCTGGCTCAGTAACCAATCAAGCTATACAGGTTTTACAAGGTCCATATATAACAAATACTTATGGGGGTGGTATCCAGTGTCAAGGTGCTACCGCTAATGTCACGCCATACGTAACAGGAAGTTTATCTCAACAGCATCCTTGGGAGTTATTATATAATGATCCCGTCTATAATAATGTAGATGCTAACGACGACGGTGTTCCAGATAATCCAGGTGAAATTTTATATTACATTCCCACCCGTACAGGACAAAAAAATAATACAACTATATCAGCAGGTGTATCTGCTACATGGTCACGTCCATTAGACAAAGAACTACAAGCACTATGTAAGCAAGCAGCAACTACACAGATGGAAGCATTGGCTCAGAATACTGCTAATAAGAGATTGGATTTTGAAATAGCTAGACTAAAAAATTGTGGAGAATTGATGAAGGCTGGAATTATGTTCCATCCAAAGTCACCTTATGCTGCTGTATGTGCAGACGTAGTACTTGTAAACCCACCTAACGTACTACCCAATCATACTCATTCTATCCCCAAGGCAGAAACTTCAATAATCCCTTCTTCGTCTTCTTCAACTTCTTCGGCTTCTTCTTCGGTAGAGGAGGGAGTCCCTTCTTCAAACGATACTGATTCGCAATCACAAGATTCCGATCAGGAGAAGTCTGTTTCTGACCTAAAAGCTTCTGCACCTTTTGGGTTGCCTGTTTTATTGCAGGTTTCAGAGCCCGAAGGATCAAATCCGCTAGGGGTTTGGCAAATAGGGCACTCGCAGTCGCTACAGTAGCAATAACAGCAGTTGTTGTTACAACATTTGCTTGAGGTAAAAACTTTTCAACTGCAGTCGTAGGTTCATATAATACTATACAGATAGTTTTATCTTCATTCAGTTCGTGACCAACTACTTTCTCATCTCCATTCTGAGATAAGTCACCTATTCGTGGTTGACCTGGACTAGGACATTCAACTTCTTCTTTAGATGTACTGGGTATAGATGGTGTCTCTGGTGTATTAACTTCTGGTTCTGGTGGTGGTTCTACCTCTGGTGCTGGTATATCTTGTATAATAGTTAACTGTTCTGGCTCATAGTTCATCGGTGTAAACGATGGAGTATGAGCATCACAATACGTTACTGTATCATCATCTTCTGCTAATTGTTTATTCTTAGTACCGTTTGGATACTTATTCTCTGGATGTACTTCTACACATCCAGGTATATTTACTATTGGTTTACCGATATTTACTACAACAGGTACCACAGGTGGTGTAGCAGTAGGAGCATAACCAAATACATCACTAATATAAAGATTTGGTATATCTAACTGCCTAATGTAGATTGGACTAATTCTTATCGGCTGGATCGGATCCATTCACTTCTGCATAAGCCATTCTTAGTATGTAGTAAATTACATACGAAGTTCCACCTAACAAGATGGCAATCATTATATTGACTGAGTGTACTACCTCAGACATATGCCTGTGCAGCAAGCCACGTTGATAGTCCTAGAGAAGTTCCCATGATGGTGAGTCGGCTCATCCACCACATGATCTCATGCTTATTCTTTGTTATATTAGTCATCGTTCTACCGTTGCATAGTCAATAAAATGAGGATGCTCCCTTAGATAGGAGACATCCTCTTTACTATGTTCTATTGCGTCGTAGGCACTCATTGCATACTCACATATTTCGTAGTGATGCTTTTGAGTGTCGTGATATCCGACGGTGTAATGCTTTGTAGTCAGGGGCATGATCTTTCAATCCCGTACCACTATTATTTATAGCATAAAGTAGTGATTTATACCTAATTGTGTGTTGACTACAAGACAGTGTTAGACTTTCGGCACAGGTGGCTTAGTACCCTTAGCTGGAGGTACAGTTGGTGCTATCACTAATGGTGCTTGCTCTATCCTAAGAGTCTGTGCTGGTGCTGCTTCGGATGCTTTAGCAATAAGCATCTCCATATCTTTCTTAGTTATATTAACACCTCCTCCATTAGTACCACCATTCTGCTTATTTTTTGCTGTCTGAACGCCAAAAGTGGCTAAAACTCCAGTAAACACCGAAGCTATGAAGGTGGGATCAATTTTACCTTGTGGAAACCCTGGGATGGTAACGTAATTTAAAGTTAATATTCCTCCACTCCAAATCAAAATTCCGAGACGGACTAATTGACTGACGATTGCTGCTTGTTCCTCAGCATCTGGTACTACAGTGTCCTTTATCTTACCAAAGAAACCCTTTTGGCTTGTAGGGATATCATCCTTCTTACTGTCAGGACTATCTTTCTCTACCTTTTTATCTTCAGCCATTATGTTAATATAACTGGCTTATTTAGGAAGTGTTGGTATATTTGGGACTGCTGGTCCAGTTGATGATGGTAGATCAACTGATGGCATGTTAGAAGATAAAGCACCAGTTATTGCTTCTTGAGCATAACTCTTTGCTTTATCGATAAGAGCATCTTTATTAAGATAAACATATCCACCTGCACCTACTACAGCAAGTGATACTGCACCTGATAAAAGAGCAATAAAATTAACTACTTTTTGCATAAGACCTCTCTACGACTGACCTTAGGTAATTTTGAAAGTTTTGTTCTATATTATCTATATTATCATGAGTCTCTACCCACTCACTACAAAACTCATAAACTGCACGACAATGATCAGTCAAATGATGTGTCAAAGCTCTGAAAGCTTCTGCTCTTAGCATCAATTTTTCGTCAGAGTATCTTGGGTCATCCATGTCTTTAGGTTCCAATAAAGTGTTCCGCAGAGAGGACAACCAACGGTTTTTTACCGTTCTTTTTAATGAATAAAATAGGTTCATGGTTACCTGAGTTGGCTTCTGCTTGTGCATAAGCTTCCCAAACATTTAATTTCTCTTGGTTCTTACATTCTATCGAATATGGAAACTTTTGTCGAGCATCTCTTGCCATTATCAGGTCTTCACCACCTGCACCCATGCTCCTAGACTCTATATCTTCTGGATGAATGTTACGATGTTCAATGAGTTGATCTCTAACCCACTGTTGTAATTTTCTTCCCTTCGCTTTAGCAGACTGTGGTTTCATTGTGGATTATGATCCTTCATACCACCATGATTACCATCATGAGGTAACTTACCATAAGCACAGTATTCAATTGCTTGAATAGATCCTTGGAGTCTATCAAGATCTCTTTCTAATTTTATATATTCTAGGTGAGCGTCTTCAAGTTCAACTTGTCTTTCTTCTAGTTGAGTGGTTCTCTTATAAAACCTCTCTAAAAGCTGTTCATAATTCTCCGTTGACTTCATGCTGTAATAACTCCCAAGTGTGTCTGTAATCACGTACAGTATATATGCTTCCTAATCCACCCTTTACTATAGATTGTCCTAATGAATAATCATTACCACCCACATCCATTTTATCTCCATAAAATTTTACATTTCCGTTAGGAAAATCTCTAAGAATCTGCTCCTTTCCTCTACCTTTAGGTGCTATATCAAGACCAGTCTGCCCACCAAGAGCAACGTATAGATCAGGAAACTGATTCCTTAGTCTGTCTGCTATATCTGCTCTCTCATTAGTCCTTTTATCCCAGTCAACATACTCTTGCCTACCTAAAAAGGGATCCTTGTCTCTACCTAAGATACTAAAGTTGACAGTACCAGGTCTCCTCTCAATATGATTCCCATTACGAAGAGGAAATGTACTGAAATATAATTCATCTAATAAAAAATCTTCTACCTCTGTTGGAAGTGTCCAGTCGTCAGTATAAACATTCCTATCACGCTCCCATACATCACTACCAGAACAATTATATACTCGTTTACAAGTGTAACATATATCTAATCCCAACTGCTCTAATGTCTTCTGCCTATCACTACCAGTAACAAGATACACATCATGATGACGACAGAATATAAGAAATGGAGCCCAAAACTCATGCTCAATCTCTTTGCGACTGGGAGTCAGAGTACCATCTACATCAAAGATGTAGCTAATTCCTTTGTCGTACATAGTTTTGCTATAGTATAAGGTAGTAAAGCATATTCTTGTCTTTGAATTGCTTTTGTTAATGATTCTACCGTATCATCAGGTAGAATAGGTACTTCTCCTTGAATTATAATCTCACCTCCATCTAATTCTTCATTCACATAATGAACTGTACATCCAGTAATAGTATCACCAGATTCCATTGCCTGTTCTACTGCATGTAATCCCTTATACTTAGGTAATAAAGATGGATGGACATTTATAATAGGAGCAGGAAATGCAGATGGATTTTTAATAACCCTCATGTACCCTGCAAGAATTATAAGATCTACACGATATGCCTCAAAGAGTTTTATCATCTGATCTTCATCTTTATGAGCAACCCTACAATGAGGTATTCCCCATTTTGCTGCTCTTGCTATAGCACCACACTTCTTAGTGTTGTGTATCATCAACACCACTTCATGTTTATTACAATTAGGATTTGTAATAATGTTCTCAAAGTTTGTTCCGTTGCCAGAACACATAACTCCTAGTCTCATGATACTTTACTTCCATATGTACCTGCCTCTGTTGAGTCAGGATTATCTTTTAGATACTGAACATAACTAAACCCATGACCTTCAGGGTAAATGTATTTACCATTCTCATCGAAGTTAGGTAACTTTGCTCTTGATTCTGCTGATGGATATGTGGTTTTAGGTATCTTTCCTTCTCTCATCTCTCTACCCTTTCTCTTTCTCTCTTCACAACCAGACTCACCAGAAGGTTGAGGCCAAGAAGATCCTAAGATCTCCTTGATCATTTCTTTAGTGTAACCGTTAGGGTGCTTCTCGCTCATCTAATACCTCGTTGATAAGATCTTTTAGTTCTTGTCTCAATTTAGGTTCAATCAAAGGCAAGGGTGTTGGATTAAATGGTGGGTAAATTGGTTCACCATTTTCATCTCTAGGATATACATTGTCAGTACATCCTTCAGTTGCAGGTCCACTTAATCCTTGTGTATCTATTTTACTCATTGGAAAGCGTATTGGTTTTCATTTATAAAATCAATGTACGTATACCATTCCTCTTGACCAACCTCATGCTTATTGATCTCATCATACATTAGGTCAACAGTATTGTGGTGTGGGTGTACTCTAGTATTCTTATTAGCATATTCAGGTACAACAAACATTAGTAATGATCCTCCAGTCCTTCTTGTGGTGTAGGTTTCCAATCTTCACCATAGTGTTTCTTTAGTACGTCTATCCTTCTTTTTTCTTTCGGGATCTCTATCTTCTTAGGTGGTGGAGGTGGGAACATCTCCATCTGTATCTCAGGTATAGAAAAGGTGTCACCATCCTTTCTATGATGCTGCCAATAGAATGTACCGTTTGGTTTTTTATATAAGTGATCTGCCTCGTGAGGACTAATCAAAACCATCTGAACTATCTTGTCGCCTTTTTCAATCATAGTGTCTTTACCCATGTTTCAAAATTAACCACTCTGATCCAAACCCAATCCCAAACTAACATAAAGTATTGATTTATATATAAACCAGCTATGTCAACATGCTTGAATATTGGTGTAACTCTATAATCAAACTCTTCTTGTGGTCCACTACCATATTTGATTTCTTCATTACAAAACTGTGAAGTAACTGCACCTTGTTTTACTAACTTTGCACACAATTCTCTTTTCTCAAACATTTCATACTGTCTTTCTCTCCATCCAGTATAAACACCAGAAACATTA